GCCATTGGCGTGTGCGTGATCTGGTCGGCACTGTGGCTGCTTTTGGCTGTGTGTTCTTGCTGATGTCTGGCTATCTGCCGGTGCTGCTTGGGGGATGGTCATGAACTGCAAGCAAGGTGATTTAGCAATAAAAGTCCACGCCACAGATGGCGCTTTTATTGGTGCAGGAGCGCTTGTCAGAGTTACTTCCTTTGCAGGCGTACACGGCGCATACCTTGCATCTGGAGGGCGAGCGCCAATCGGAGCGAGGTGGATTGTTGAATACAAAGGAAGCACAAGAAACCCAGAAAGCGGATGTTTTTGGTCTTGCTTGGATGCTGATCTGCGCCCAATCCGAGACAACGACGGAGAGGACGAGACATTGCAATGGGCACCAGTCCCCACGAAGGAGACAGCATGAGCGAGCGCAAATGGAAGAAAGAGAACCGGCTTTCTAAGTTCTGGTTCTTGTTCAAGCTCTACAGACGCAACGCTTGGGGCGTTCGTCTTTCCGCAACTACAGCATGGGAGTGCAGCAAATGAAACCACATGTACATGCAGAACTGATTAAGGCGTGGGCAGATGTGGCAGAAATTGAGTTTTACGACCCATTTCGAGATACGTTCTTGAAACACCACAGCACTCCAAGTTGGAGTGAAACAGTCCTTTACCGCATCAAGCCAAAGCCAAAGCCCGACATTGTTCTATTCAGCATTGCTCGGCCTATCTCTGAAATCAACGGCTTCAGGGTGGCGCTTGTGTCTGATGGCTACCCCGTAGCGGCTGGCTGCAATCTGAAGCTGGTTTATGACGGTGAGACGTTAGCGTTCAAGTCTGCGGAGGCTGTATGAGCAAAGAAATCCGCTTCTGTTTTCAGGTGTTCACCGTCTGCATTTTCTTCATTGGGTTTATTGCTGGATGGCTGGCAAAGGGGGCGATGTGACACCTGCCGACCTTTACGCGATGGCGATGGAGAGCAACACAGCAGGCGACCTAATGCACGAAATCTGCGCTGCATTGGGTACGCCCTACCCGCCACAAGCTGATGACCACACAGAGATTGAACGAGAGGAAGAAACAGCATGACCAAGATTTACCAAAAACTCAGCAATGCGCGTGAGCAGTTCCACACATTGCAGCTCAAGAAGTCCGGCCATAACAAGTTTGCCGGTTACTACTACTTTGAACTCGGGGACTTCCTTATCCCTGCGCTGGATGTGTTCAAGAAGTGCGGTCTGTTTGCGTTTATCAGCTTTGGAGCAGATGAAGCAACCATGACCATTGTTGACCTTGAGGACGGAGGCGAGGTGAAGATCACTTCCCCGATGTCCACAGCGGCTCTCAAGGGCTGCCACGAGGTGCAAAACCTCGGAGCAGTGCAAACCTACCTGCGCCGCTATCTGTGGGTTGCTGCGCTGGAGATTGTAGAGCATGACGCCGTTGATGCTTCGCAAGGTGCGGACAACAAGCCAGCCCTCAAGGAAGTGAAAAAGATGGGCGCACTGTCCGGCATTGGTGACGATCTGCCGGAGGAATCCAAGGAAGCGCTCAAAGACTTAGCCGCAGAGGTGACGGAGATTTGCGAAAGCGGAAACCCCGCGCAAGCTCTGGCAACCATCCGCGCCTTTGGCCCTCAAGGTGATGAATCGCTCTACCTTGACCGCCAATTACCCAGCCATGTGCGCACAGCACTGCGCAAAGCCAATCAACCAAAAGCCGCTTAAAGGAGAAACCTCATGGCCTACGACACACCCTACCAACAAAAAGACAACTCCGGTTCGATCTTCAAAAACGAGCGTAAAGAGCAGGAAAACCACCCCGATGGCAAAGGCTCTGCGCTGATTGATGGCGTGGAATATTGGGTGAGTAGCTGGAACCGCACCAGCTCCAGCGGCAAGCAGTTCCGCAGCTTGTCCTTCCAACGCAAGGAGCAGCCTGCAAGTGTTCCGCAATCTGGCTACAAGAAGCCCAGCCAGGACGCCGCACGCGCTCGCCAGTTGCCGCCACAGCGTGAGCAGTACGTGCCGCCCGAAGACACCTTGGATATACCTTTTTGATTTGAACAACGGGGCTACGGCCCCACGGAGGATGTATGAGCTTACTGAGTGACGATGAAATAGACGTTTGCTGGAACGGTCCTATGCCTTGTGGCTACGGGAAGTCCCGCTACAACATTGCCAAAGCACTACAAGCCGCGATTCTTGCAAAGCTGGCTAGTGCGGAGTTGCCTAGTGATGCGTGGGATGCGTTTGTTAAAAATGAATGCAGCGCACCAGAGTTCACCGCCGACCAACTACGCCAAGCCTTCGCTCAGGGAGCAGCAAGCCAGCTTGCACAAGAGCCTAGCGCATACCTATGGGCACCACGGAAAAAACCAGAGCTTGCGAAGCTGGCATTTCAGCCAGAGCCAAGCATTCAGCTCAAAGCCCTTGGCTATTTGTCGCAGCCCCTATTCACACGCAAGGAGCCGAAATGACCAACTGTGAACACCGCTACGTCACCAGTTACGGCAAAGGCTGGGTGTGCTGTGCCTGCAAATGCACTCTGCTTTCTCTGATGTTGCCAATCGTTATAGCTACTCCGAAGGAGCCGAAATGACACTAATTGAACGACTGCGCAAAGCAGGGTACGACCCAAAAATCAATGTTTACGCATTGCTGCCAGAAGCCGCCGATGCCATTGAAGCGCTGCAAGCTGAGAACGAGCGGCTAAAAGAAAAACTAGAGTCTTGGAAAGACGAGTGTCACCGCGTCCAAGCGTTATTTGAAAAAGAAACTTTGCGCGCTAGTGAACTGCATGAGTCTCGTGACGCCCTTGCTGCAAAGCTGGTGCCGGTGGAGCCTACGCAAGAGATGCTGCTCTCGGGACGCGATGTGTTTGGGCGCAATGTAGAAGACACCGATTCAGACTATCGAAGAATCTACAGCGCAATGCTTGCAGCCGCGCCAACTCCACCGGAGGCGAAATGACCCCATTTATCCCAATCTGCCCACCATGCAATCAGAAGTGCAACCAGGGGCGCGAGTGCCCACGGAGGAAATCATGAGCGACGGAGGCAAAGGTTCAACACAGCGCCCGACAGACCAAGAGAAGTTCAATGCGAACTGGTTGCGCATCTTCAAGAAAGAAGCACCAGCAAGCGTTGACGCAAGCAACCCCTACAAGGTAGCAACCGCAATCGGTGTCGAGAGTTTGCGCCGACAGATTGACGCAGACGTTATGCGCGAATTGCAGCAGAAGGAGGAAGGGAAGTGAGCAAGATTCAAATTCAATTCAAAGACCCAGACGCTATTTGGGAAATCGTCAACAGCAAACACCCATTTCCAGAGGATGAGGACGACATTACGCCGCGCATGGCAAAACAGCGTGAGGATTTCTCCAGAGAGTATTTTGAATATGGCGACTATGGCGTGATCGAGATTGACCCTGCAACCATGGAATGCAAGCTCTTGCCTCGGAGGGAGTGGAATGGACGTTAAACAAGCCGCACAACATTACGTTGGCATTTCAGACGTAAAGCAGGCCCATGTTCTTCAGGCGCTTTTGGACACGTACCCAGAAATCAAAACGAAGAACTGGAAGACTGAAACCATTGCCGAGTTTTGCAACCATGAGGACATTGCCGACATTCAGATTCTCGTTGACAGGATTGACCTGATACCGGATGGCTTTGCAATCCACCACGACGAAGACGAGGAATCACTGATTTTCTTTGAGGTGGAGATTCATAGCCCGATGTCCGGCGACAAGCTGCGCACATACGGAAAGATGGCTATTGACTTTGGCTACTACGACATAGGCTTCAACGTGATGACCGTCAACAAGTACGGGAACATCAATAAGGTTGATTTGCTGCCCTATTACGTCGATTGGCTCAAGAAGGAGGTTCAATGACTGAATTTTTGCAAACCCAAGAACTTCACCAGCTCACCGGCTATGCACGGCCAAATGCACAAGTAACCTGGCTGAAAGAAAAAGGAGTAGCCTTCCGTCAGGATGGCAGGCGCGTTATCGTGAGCCGTGAGCATGTGCGCAACTGGCTGGCCGGAAGGAATGTCGTTCATTCCGGTGGGCTTAACTTGGCAGGCATCAAGTGAAGAAGTCAAAGTATCCCCGCTTGCGCTCCAAGACCTACAAAGGCGCTGGAGGGCAGGTCTGGGTTTATTACACCTACGACATGCGGGGAACAGGGAAACCCGATGTAAGGCTTGGCACTGACTACGCCCTAGCCATTGAACAATGGAAGAAGCTGCACCTTGACCAGCCGTTAACAGTGGGCAGGATTCAAGAGGCCATAGACCGTTGGCGCGAGTTTGAAATCCCCAAGTACGGGAACACCGGAACCAGAAACGACTACACCAAGCAACTAAGGCGGGTGGAAGCAGCTTTCGGGCAGATGGCATGGCATGAAGTGAACTTGCCGGTGTTGCGCACCTATTTGGATTTGCGCACAGCCAAGACGCAAGGAAACCGCGAATTGTCGGTGCTGTCTATCGTGTGGGGGAAGGCAAGACTGTGGGGGATGACTGAGCTTCAATGGCCTGCCGCTGGCCTGAAGGATTGGAAGAACCCAGAGAGCGCACGGCAATTTGAAGTAACAGACGCCATGTTTGACGCCGTTTATCAAAAGGCTGACCAAGTGCTGCGCGATGCGATGGACATAGCCACGGCAACCGGAATGCGCTTGACCGATGTTCGCACCGTGCGTATGCCGGTAGATGGCCGACTGCGGTTCAAGGCAGGAAAGACGGGGAAATGGGCTTATTTTGAGGTCGCACAGTCGCCAGTGCTAACCGCCCTGCTTGAACGCCGAGGGAACGCCGATAGCGTCATGCTGTTGACCACAAAGACCGGCAGGCAGGTTTCAGCGTCCATGCTGCGGGATAGGTACGACGAAGCCAGAGAAGCGGCTGCAAAGGCCAATCCAGCGCTTGCAAAGGACATCCGCGCCATGTACCTACGTGATATGCGCAAACGTGCGGCTGATCTGGCAGAGGACAACGACGCAGCCAGCAAGCTACTCCAGCACAGCAGCAAAAAGGTGACGGACGACCACTACCGAACCAAGGGCACAAGGCTCAAGGCAGTGCGGTAAAACCATAGGCGCATAATTCAGGCTTACGAATGAAAAACATTCTGGTAAATCTGGATTTGATGCGCCAATAATCGGGCGAAAACCCGCATGGTTAAGCCATTCCGCTATGGGACTCAAAATCCCCCGCCGCAAGGCGTGCCGGTTCGAGTCCGGCCCTGGGCACCACTAATACAGTGGCTTGATTGCTACGAAAAACATAGCAGCAATCAAGAATTGGCGCATCGTTGCCGCAACCGTTGGCGCATGACCAGTAAACCAGCCTCGTTTTTACGGGGCTTTTTTACGCCCGTTTCTATGCGATATGCCAAAAAATCCCCAGCACGTTTAATCGCCATTCGCTATTCGTGAATAGAGTAATGAATAGCTTTGTGAATAGCTGTTTTGGCGTCAAAGATGTAAAATAGCGAAGCCCCGAAGTGCTGGACACACGACGAGGCTTCTAACCAATCAGACTGTTAAGGAGTCGCCATGGCTCATGCCATTATCGCATCTGGCATCTACCAGATAAAGAACCTTGTCAACGGCAAGGTGTATATCGGTTCATCCGTGAACATCAAAGCTCGATGGAGCGGCCACAGATCATCGCTGCGTAAAAACACCCACCATTCGGCAGCCTTGCAAAGGGCTTGGAACAAATACGGAGCCGACGCGTTTGAGTTTTCCATTTTGGAAATCGTTGCGGACAAAAGCAAGATTTTTGAGCGCGAAACGCACTACGTTTCATTCTTCAACAGCGCGAATGGAATTGATGGCTATAACACCTTGGTCGTTGGCGGGTCGGCTGCGGGTTACAAGCACTCTGACGAAGCCAGAGCAAAGATGTCAAAAGGGCAAAAAGCCATCCCATACGAAAAGCGGCTGGAGTACTGCGTTTCTTTCAAGGGCAGAAAGCACAGCGAAGAAACAAAACTCAAAATGAGTCTGAGCAGTAAGCGCGTTTCCCCTTCAGCCGAGCATAGGCTTGCAATCAGCAAGGTTCACAAGGGGAAGCAAATATCAGCCGAGCACCGCGCCATAGTAGGCGCAGCTACTGCGCTCAAGAATAAAACCCCAGAGATGAGGGCGAAAGTCAGCGCAGCATTGAAGGGGCGAGTTATTACCCCTGAGTGGAGAGCAAAGCTCTCAGCGGCTGCAAAGGCAAGACACGCTAAAGCATCCCAACATCGCAGCGATGACGCTCAATCTCTCCATGCTCGATGTGGTGCGTGATGCACTGCATATCGCGCCCTGCCCTGTAGCCGTGTCCTGCTGCGTAAGCGTCTTTTGCCGCTAGGGTGCGGAATGACTCGCACACAACGCCGGGGAACTCTTTAACGCTCTTGTGGTGAACGTGTCCGGTGTACCAATACCGGTGTTTGGTGCGCCCCCATGCTTCGGCCTTGTCGCAAGCCATCACGCCTAAGAGCGCTTCATGCTTCACCGTGTCGCCGTGGGTTGCGCCAATCAGCACCTTTCCAAATTCGTGAAACCAGAATTTAGAGGGGGATAGGTCAACCGTTACCCGAGGGTTATCTGAGAAATACGCCTGAATGGTGAAGGCAAGCGCCCACACTGCCTGCGGGTCATGGTTGCCAGAGACAAACCGAACAATCACCTTCTGATGCTTTTCCAGCGCCTTGATGACTGCGTAGCGGTATGTCTCAATGCCAATTCCTAGCACCTTCACGAAGCGCGAATCAACGTCAAGCTGGTGCTTGTGTCCTGGCGTTACGTTGCTTTGGTCGTTGGCGTGGAAAACGTCACCCAGAGGAAGAATGACGCACGTTTCAGCATTGGGGGCCGCCGCCATGAGGCGATCAACCGCGCCAAGAGTCAACTTTCGTGCAATCTCGCTATCAAAATCGTCGCCAGATTCCGCCGCCCATGCGTACAAACCGTGGTGCGGGTCACCCATAGGAATCACGTTCAACAGCTTGGAACTCGTACCCTCTGGGGGTATGACCGTGCCCAATTTGGGAACGTCTCTGCACATGGCATCGATCATTTCCCGCATCAACTCCGCTTGTCTCTCAGCGTCAGCCGAAGACTTCACCCACTGGCCTGACGGTTTTCCCTCTGCGTTGTAGTAGGTGGACACGCCCTTGACCTTGAAGCCATCCGGCACCGTATGCACCATGTCGTGTTCAGGGCTGTAGCCTTTGAGTGCTGCACGTTTCTTGAGCCGTGCCAGAGCTTCACAGAAGCCGCTACGAGCCACGCCTAGCGCCTTTGCAGCCTTGCGGGTGCTGCCGTGCTTGTCTAGGGCTTCGATGTAATCAAGCTCGCGCTGTGTGGCGTATTGCGTCAAGTCTTTGTAATTCATGTGTTCACCTGTGAAAGCAACTTCTCCAGCACCACAATCGCGGAATGCTCGAGCGTTGCAATAGCTGATTCATCGCGCTGCATGGCTGAATCGATGAGAGGTTTCATGAAGATGTGGAGAACTTCATGCAGTGCGGTCTCTCGCAGCGTCTTGGAGTTGATTGGCATGTTTCCCCAATCTTTCCCAAGGCTCCAAACAGCGAGACGGTCATCCAGAGATATGCCAACTTCAGCCATTGCGCCCTTGCTGGCAGGCTTCCCGCTTGGCTCTATGCGCCAGTCTCTGAGGTTGAGCAGGTTCTGAAACTCTGCGATGTAGAGGGCAAATTCCTCTACATGCTCGGGGGTTGTCTTCATACGCCTACACCGCAGAAGTTGACGGGTAGCGTGAACTTGTAGAGACCCGCCTGATGCGCTGCGACTGCTATCAGAATGTTGCCGTGCTTGTCGCACATGGCACCGACTTCTACGGGGGGTGTCTGGGCTGTAGCCGAGAACGAGAGAAGCATGGTCATCAAAAAGATACGCATAGAACCTCCTAAATGAGGGCAATCTCAGCTTCACGACGAAGCACCAAGCCACGAAGAACCACACCACCGCCCTTAGTCCACTTGCGCAGCTCTGCGGGCACGGCTTCCCAATCGCCTGCATTGACCTTGCGCCGGAGCGTGGAGGTTTTGAGCCTCTTGCTGCCAAGGTTGAAAGCAAAATCAATAATTGCGGCCAGGCGGTTTGGGTCGGTGATGTATGGACACAGCACCACTACTGCGGGCAGATAGACCTTGCGCACCATCCACAGAAGCAAAGCGTCTGCGCGTGTTCTGGTGATAGCTGCATCACGAATGGTTACGGGCGTACCGTCTTCGTAGTAGGTCGCCCCATAGCCAATAGTTGGCACACCCGCTGGGCACAGGTATGGGGTCAGGTACAGACCCTCAAACCTTCGGGCTAACGCTGCGGCAACTTGCACAGCGTCTGTCATCACTTACCCCGCTTAAACAGTGCGCGATCTGCTAGGTAGATACCCAGAGCAGCGCCACAGATGGCCCATGTCTGCTCTGACAACTGAGCGACTGCGCCAATCTCAGCCAAGGTCATCATTGCTACAGACCATGTAGCAACAGCAGGCCGGATAACTGCGTTCCAAGCATCAACCCAGACAATGCCGGTCTTGGTGGATGTGGACTTTACAGCCTCTAGCCAGCCTTGCGCCTCAATCTCACCTATAGCCGCCTCTGCCTGCACCTGAATGGTCTTTACGCCTAGTTCAGCCTGCACCGTGATGGCTTTGAGGTTGCGCTCATGCTGGGCAGCATCTAGCGCGTTTTGCAGCTTCATGCGGTCAAGTTCTTGCGCGTGGTCTTGCTTCTTGTTCAGATAGCTAATGACCTCCCCGAAGATCATCCGGAACACATTGCCGCCGAGGAAGGATAGGAGTGCGGTAATCATTTGTCGGCCTTCTTGTCTAGCTTGTCGCTGATCTCGCGGAACATCTGGCGAATCTCTGTTGCCAGTTCCTTGAAGTCATCGCGTCGGGTGTAGTCCTTAGCGATTTCTTCCCGCAATGCTGAGAGGTCAGCTTGTAAGCCCTTCACAGCGTCCCAGAGTTGGCGAGCAAACCAGCCCATAACCGTTAGTACCGTTCCTGCCGCTATGTTGATGAGGTCTTGGTAGTTCATGGCTACTCCACCAGCGTGTTTATCGAACCACCATCAAAGGCAGATGTGCCGCTGGCTGTGGTCAAGCGCAAGCGATCAAGCGCACCGGAAAGAGTCACAACACCCGCGCAAAACTGCATCAGGTTTTCATTGGTACGCGCCAAGACTCCGAAACATGACCAAGTGTTGCCGCCCATGTGTGTGAACACCACTTGCCCCGAAATTAGGGAAGTGCCGTTCTGGGATACAACAACAGGGAAGCCTGCGGTACTTGTCGCCCCAGAGGCTGAAGTTCCAGCAAAAATGCCGGTAGCTGCGTAGCCGGTTGTCTGAACGGAGCCAGAGCCAAGCTGAATCAGCATGTTGCTGGGGGTCGTGTCGCTCACTTGGTTGAACGTCACGGTGATGCGTTTCGCATAACTTGCGATGCCGGTGATGTCGTAGGAGTTAGCGCCGGATGTGGTAACGGCTGTTCCAAGGGTTGCCGCCTGAGTAATAGGCGTATAACCGCGCACACCTTGAACCAATGTCGGGACAGTTACCCAAGTCCCCGCCGTTGCTTGTGTGCTAATGAAGTAACCCACAATCATGTATGCAACAGACGAACGAGCCGCAGCGGAATAAACGGTTGTCAACCCTGAAGCCGCGCCGCTAATTGCCGTTGTGTTGATGGTTCCAGATTCATCCAGAAGCACAGAAGCGGTATTGACAACAGCTAATTCCACTGTGCCGCCGTTGTTGATGGCAAGAATTGCAATCTTTGACGCTACAGCGCTGATAGTCCCTAGCGTTGCGCCCGATGGAACATCCAAGGTCAACGCAGAGGGAACCTGAATCGTTGAAACAGCGCCTGAATTTGCTGTTGTGCTGCGGAAATCCAGCCAAGTAGGATTCAACGTGACGCGCACGCCATTAGCAGGCGCACCACCTGAGCCGTTGACGGTTGCCAAGATGGGCTGAATCTTTGACAGCACTTGCGAGGCATCGCCAACAGTCTGATAGGCACCGTAAGGAATCGATGTCGGAGAGGCACTAAGAAAGCTAGTTGCTACGCTTGACAAGCCGGAATCAAGCGGAGTGCCATCGTTCACCATCGTTACAGTGGTGACACCGGCAGAGAAGGTGGACACGCTCGCGCGCCCATAGGCATAACCAGATGTAACCTTGTTGCGCAGCCTGCGGTTCACTTGCAAGGTTGCGGTCTGGTCGCCTGGAACTGAGAACTGTGTAGCGCTCAGATAGGTCGGGACGAATCCGGTTTCATTCCACTCTTGCGCAGTGCTGGAAACGTCATTCACACCAGTAACGTTGTCAACAGTACGCACGGTGACGTCTGCGGCCGTCTTGATGACGAACTTGTACGATACGCCACCGGTTAACCAGATGGGCGAAGCAGGAAGCCCCAAGCTGTTCAGGATGATGGGGTTTGCCTGCGGAGTTGCGCCCGTGCTGTCTGTGTAGGTCGCAGCGGGAGTGCTGGAGCCTGCCAGATAGGTGTAGACCTTGCCGCCGACAAGAGGATTGCCGTTAGCGTCAGTCTGCTGGTCGTTGCAGATGGGACTCAAAAAGAATGCCATTTGTATATCCTTTCAGGCACAAAAAAGCCCTCGCTTGGAGGGCTACTAAAAGTTAAAATAGCGAAGCCCCGAAGTGCTGGACACACGACGAGGCTTCTAACCAATCAGACTGTTAAGGAGTCATCATGGCTGACAAGGATTTTAAAGGCTTGACCGTTGAAAGGCTCAAGCAGCTAATTCATTACGATTCGGAAACTGGCGTTTTCACCAGAATCGCTGCATCTAAGAATGTAGCGCTTGGCCCACTTCAAGGTGCACCTTTGTCGGACGGACACCTTCGGCTAAAAGTAGACAACCGTGTTTATTTGTCGCATCGCTTGGCATGGTTCTATGTTTATGGATATTGGCCAAAACTAATAGACCACATAAATGGAGAGCCAAGCGACAACAGGATTTCTAATCTCAGGGAGGCTAATCATGCAGTCAACATGCAAAACAAGCGCAGCCCAATGAAAAACAATAAATGTGGTTTTCTAGGTGTCAGTCTTAATGCTGGTAGGTATAGGGCGGTAATTTCGGTCAACAAGAAAACATGGAATTTAGGCCGGTTTGACACTCCAGAGTTGGCTCATGAAGCATACCTAGCAGCAAAAAGAACCCTGCATCAAGGTTGCACTATTTAGCCATTGATTGGCTCCATGAAAAAAGCCCCGCAGTTTTCACGTTGGGGCTAAAATTGCCGGATGGAATACACCGACTACATGCTGTTAAAGGCTGGCGTTATCGTCGTGTTGGCTATCGTCTGGAACTTCTGGAAGGGCCTTAACGGGAAGTAATCACCGGAGGCGCTGCCCTGTAGAGCAATTGCTGCCCCTCTGGGCTACTCAACAACTGCAACAGTTGGTTTTGAGTTGGAGACGAAGAAAGCCGGTTTTGCACGGGGCTAGACAAAGCGGCAAACCGAGCAGCAGGACGCGCAGCCACACCCAACAAGGCCAATGGGTTGGAGGTTGCCGCACCAATCGCACCAGAAGCCGCCCAATCCAGCGGGCTAGTCTGTGGCAGGCTTCCCATGCCTTCAACTGTCTGCGCAGCCTTAGGGAATCGCGCTGCAAACTCTGCGGCCTGTTTCAGTTCACCAGATAGCGGCTTGCCCTTTGCCAACTGTTGCGCAAGTTTCTTGGCATCCACATTGCCGGTAGTGCTGTTCAGCGCGCTTTCTACGCTGTAGGTCTTGGCGATCAATTGCCGAGCCTTCACCATTTCTGGAATCAGGTCTTCACGGCCCATCGATTTGGCGTAACTCTCCAACGTAGATTCCAGCTCTTGCGCTGCGGACTTTGCCGCCTTTGCTTTTGCCAACGAATCAGGGTCTGCCGTGCGTCCGTAAGACTTGAACCAAGCGTCTGCTTCGTTGCGTGCCTTGCGCAAATCAAACACCATCTTTTTGGGGTCGATTGCCTCTATTGCTGGCCGGTTTGTCAGGGAGTCAGCAGCTTGTGCAGGTCGAATCGGCAATTCGTCGCCAATGGCCTTGTATGCGCTGCCAGCCTTTGCGCGAATGTCTGCCAACACTTCGGGCGTCAGCTTCACATCATCAGACAGACCCAAAGCCTTGGCAGACAGTGCGTTTGTCACGCCTGCATTTTTGGCACTTGCGTTCTGCGCTGTGGTGATCTTTCCGGCCAAGCCTTCCATCAAGCGATTGGTCAGCGTTGGTTTTGCCTGAGTCGGTGGAATGACATAACCAGCATCAACCGCGCTCTTGATTGCAGCTTGCATTTCTGGCGCAACTTCTGGGCCTCGGAGAACCTTGCCCAAAGAGTTTGCAACCTTGCCTGCACCTTGAGCAACTACGGGCAAGCCTGCACCGATCATGAAGCCAGTATCTGCACTATTGGGGTCAAACAATGCAGAAGATGTTGCGCCAGTAATGCCGCCACCCACAGCCCGAGTCGCCAAGTTTTGAGCAGCAGGAAGCAAGCCAGGGGCAACCTTTACGCCGGTTGTCATGCCAGATGTGCCCACCGCTTGAGTCAGTGCATTAAATGCAGGCGCAGCACTTGGGGCAAGTTTCACCACTGCTGGAGCAGCCGCAGACATGCCTTTAGCCAACAAACCACCAACGGGGAGAGTTGTCAAGACTTGTCCACCAACTTCAGCCACGCCGCTGGTGATGGGGTTGGCATCTTTAAATGGCTGGTTTTCGGCTGCAAGTTTGGCCTTGCCTTGGTCTGCGTCATCAATCAGCCACTGACCGGCACGCTCCACCATGTTCTGCTTTTTGCCTACGATCAAGTCAGACAGCTTGGGTTCACTACCAACGCCGCCAAGCTTCTTAACACCCATGCCCACCAGCTTCTGCGCGCCTAGCACTGTGTCGCCGGTAGCCTTACCAAGAGCAGCGCCAATGGTTTCAAGCGTGCCCTTTTCTTCAGGAGCAGAGCCTAGCTTGCTGGTGTCGTAGCCGTTACGCTGAAGACGCGCAACCAAATCAGCTTTGGTAATGTTGTCCGGCACTCCCTGAATAACCGTGCCATCAGGTAGTTTGACGTCCATTATTTCAAGTCTCCAAAGTTGACTGTTTTGCCGGTTGACCCGCTGCTAGCGCTTGGATTCGGTGCAGTGACTTGACCAGCCGCACGGCCAGCAGCGATGCGAGCAGCAGTCAAAACGTTGTTCAGGCGGTCTTGCTTGTCTTTGATGGTGTTTGGCTTGTCGCCGATCTGAGGGAAGTACGATTTACGATAGCCTTCCAACTGTTCCTTGGTGTAAGCAGCACCAGTGCCAAGCGTCAAAGCAGCGTCCAGAATGTCCAACTGCGCGGCCTCTACCTTCTGACGGTTTTCGGGGGTAAGCGCGTTCGCAGTAGTGCCCATCCCGATAGCGTTCAGCCCTTGAGGAACAAGCGCGGGTTTTGCTGCGCTGGGGTCTAGTTTCAATGCGGCTTCAAGTTGCGCCTCTGAGCTTTGCATGCGTTGCAGAAGCGTTGCGGCTTTGCGCTCGCCCTCTGTTGCATGGGATGCTTTGTCTGCACCTGTCTTGTTCGCTTCTTTTGTCTTTTCAAACGTAAGAGCCTCACCAGCGCGGGCGTTTGTCAAGTCTTGTCCGCGAATTTGCACAGCGCGAGACTTAGCGCCTTCGCTTTCACGCGATTTAATTTCTGCCTTGCTGTTTTCGCTTTGTGTAATAGGTGCGCTATTGGCAACCGTTGCAGCGCCGCCAAGACCGGGCAAGGCCAGAGTTTGCATCGTGCCGCCCAAGTTTTGATCTTTGTAGGTTGGCTTATTCAGTTCAATGAACTTAGTTGCACCCAATCCGAACTGCTGCTTCCATGCATTGAACGACTCTGGGTCTTGTCCAATCTGGGATAAAGCCTGCTCAAGAGGGACGCGAGCCATTGCAGTGTTTTTGAGGCGTGGGTCTGAGTGCATGGCCTTGACGTACTCAGCAGCCGATGCAGGGTCTTTGGCCGCAGCCGCCAAATCACGGTAAACGGCAATGACTTTGTTTTCAGACTCTGCGTCTTTGCCAAGTATTTCTGAATCGGTTTTCTTCCGGCTCAAAATCCCCGACTCCAACTTGTCGGCTTCGTCAAAGTACGAGCCACCACGCAAAGCAGATACTCGCTGCTCATCAGTTGCATCGGGAGCAAGACCACCCATCAGTTGACGCAACTTGTTTTGGCGTTCAACCCCACGGTTGTACTCATCCATTTTCAGAGCGTTCAATTGGTTCGCCTGCTGTGCGCCTTGCAACTGCATGACCTGCGCCAATTGATTGACGGGGCTTTCAATCTGTGCAGGCTTGAAGCCAAGGATGAGGTCTGTTCTTAGTGGCATGTAATCTCCTTAACCGTAACCTGCATCGCCGTACAGCGCCGACTTTGTGGAGCTTCCCAAACCTTTCCCAGCAATCATTTTCATCAGCTCGTTTTGCTGATAGTTGTTGATCATGTTGTTTTGGTTCCAGCTATTGATGCCCTGAGAAATAGCGCCACTCCACGCATTTGCAGCGCCTACCGTTCCGGCAGTGTTTGCGTTGGCTGCTTCCATCAGGTTGTTGGCCTGCGAGTTGCCGAACTGCATAGAACCAGCGCCCTGCCCTGCTGCTGCGCTCTGGCCTTGACCAGACACACCAGACAAGCGGTTGAAGCTGTTTTGGTACTCGGTAGAGGCCATGCCCTGCCCGTACTTGGTCAGAGCCTTCAAAGCAGCGCCGGACAGCGTAGAGCCACGGGCTGCGGCTGAGTTGTCCACGGCTTTCTGGCCTTCAGCCAATCGAAATTGATAGCTCGGGTCGGTGGTGAAGTCGGAGGTTTGACCATTCAAGCCAAGCATTGCGGCCAGCTTGTTGTTGGCTGCTTCGCCTGTTTGACGCCAAGGTTGCAGGTCTGCACGTTGCTGTGCTGCTGCGGCTGCTTGCGCTTCTGTCGCTCGCTGTGCTGCGTCTGCTTGCTGGCTGGCTGCGCTGCGTGATGCCGCCGAGCCTATGAGGGCGCTACCTACTGTGGCCGCTGAAACTGCAAATGACATGGTTATGCCTCCAACTTGGAAAATTCTTGATTTCTTAAAAGCTGCCTGTTGTCTTTGCCGCCCAAAAGCTCAGAGGCTTTGGATTCGGTCAGCAGTTCAACCAGCTTGTCTGCGTCGGTCTCTGTGGTCGGGAAAAAGTTAGTCCACACAGATTCCTCCAATGCAAGCGCGGCATTCTTGGCACCGGCTTTGCACATCAACGTGCAGGGGGCTTCAATAATCGTCGTGCCCTCCTCTGTCACTAGCTGCAACTTGCCCTTGGACAAGACAACGAGGTTGTCTGTCTTGTGAATCGCGCCGGTCAAGACAACACCTTTGGGAATGGTGATTTCTCGGGCGTACATGCCAGGGGCGAAGTGATGACGGACAGGGCACTCAGCCTGCTCCATGTCTAAAAGCACATCCTCAAGGGCTTGCACTTTCTCGCGCATGGGTTTGACCTTCGAGACAAATCCAGCGCCGTACTTAACTAACATTGCCGACTCCATCCACCCACACAGAGGGGCGCACAGCTTTTACAAACACCGGTTTGCCAAGGTCGGTATCAAAATACTGCCGACCAATCCAGAGCTGCGAGGTTGGCCGATCTGCTGTAGTTCCCGACTGTTGAAGGCTGGAAACAATCATGTGAGCGCGTGAGAACCACGCATTCCATTCGTCTGTTGCCTTGCTGGACTCAGGAAATACAACGGGCGTATTGCTGGGATATTCAAAGCTCATGACCTACGCCCCCAAGCTGCGACAAAGACGGTCTTTACAGGGTCTGTAACTCGGAACTTGAACAACCAATCACGGGCGCGGCCCAAGCGGTTGAACACTGCGCGGGCTTTGTACTTGCCGACAGCGCCAATCTCGCGCCACACTTCAGCGCCCCATTCGTGCCCACCGTCTCGGCTGATCTGCATCATGAGTTGCGGGGTGGTTCCTTGACCAAGCTGGAGACCTACACCAGCTTCCATTTCCAGCCAGAGTTGGGAAATGTGCGAGTAGTCGCCAGAGGCTTGATGGCGGCTTACAAACTCCCGCACAATCGTCGCGCCATCGTCTGTATAAATGCCTTCGCGGAACATGTACAGCTTGCCGTTGTCGTAGTCGGTGACGTAGTTTTTCGCCAGCAACTGCGCCTGCATTTCTGCGCGATGCCTGCCGGAATAGCCGTATTGCAATTTAGACCAGCACTTAGACTGCCCGTCATATAGCCAAGAGGCGTTAGCCGTGGGGAAGTTGATCTGATAGAACGGATGACCCGACAGCATGTAGCTGAAGCCGGTAGCATCAGAAACAGCGCTGTATTGGCTGAAGATGTAGTCCATCTCAGGAGTAGAGACCGCCTGAGAATTAGAACCAGACTGAACAGCGACTTGCACTTGTCCAAGCCGGTTCTTGCGCAAGAAGATCAGCGAATCTTGGAACTTGGTCAGGCTGAGTTTTGCGGCAAGTCCCCACTCAATCGCAGCGGAACCGATACGCGCATAGGGAAAGTCGGCAGCACCAGAATCGCCCCAAATCTCTGTTGTACGCTCACCAAACATGATGAGTTGGCCGCTGTCAGCAATGACACGCACCAAGTTGTCAGGGTCTGCCTCTGCGGTTGCGTAGTCCAAGGCGTCCCAAGTCAGCCCGTCATAGATGCCGGATATGTAGAACTCCGCGCTGTTGGGCTTATTGACCACAAAGCGGCCACTAAAGAACGTAACAGAGGCAGCGCCAGGGAAACCAGAAGCGCTTATCTTGGTAAAGGTGGATGTGTCCACGTTCCAGATGTACCCATTGGGGCCATCAGCAAGAATGATCTCTTTGCCGTTGTCAGCAAAGAACACGCGCCCAGAATAGGTGTCAAGCGTGCCCAATGTGGTCTTGGTGCCGTTGTTGGTGACGCTGTACAGCTTGTTGTTGTGCGCTACAAAGAACACATCCCCGCGCTCATAGATGCCACGAATGGGCGTAACGCCAAAAGACACAAAGGTCAGAAGTCCGGGCGTTGGGTAGAGCGTGAGAACGTTCTTCTCTGGGTCGGTCTGCACTTCAACATAGAGGTTGGTGCGTGCCTGTGCGTCCACATTCGCGGATTTGCCCTGATTACCAAGGCCGAACAGCGGAACGGGTTGCAGGTTCATTGCGGGTTACCGGTGTAAATGTTGAAACGTGCAGAGCCACCCAATACAGCGGCATCAAACCCAAGCTGTGGCACTTGCAGATTTGTGCGCTTCAGGAGCTTCTTGGACATGACAGCAGCCTTGCCCACGGCAGCGGGAATAGGAACCTCGTTTTCAGGTGCCAGCTCACACGCGAGGTTGTAGGCAATGGCCCGTTCGTAACCTTGTGGCAGGGTGAATGTGTCGGTCAGTCCGTAGGTGGAAAGAGGCTTCCAAGACCACAATTTCAGGGTCATTGGCACTGTAGGAACGGGGTGCAGCGTGACTTGTCCGTCAGGCATGGAGGGCTGATACCACAGCACGCTTGGCAATGTGGTTTGCAGAGACTTGAGGCGAATGCCGTTGTACTCTTGCAGGGTGATGATGTCCAAGGGATAGGACACGCCGTTCCACTCAAGGTAGGACGACTCATCAATAGAAACGGGGCGAGCTGTTACGGTTGTGCCAGTCGGCCCGATGGTGTAGGTGCCCACGCTAGGGGTGAGCGTGATGCTATCCAGCGAAGCCGCATAAATCATGAGAGATTCATTCGACCAGCCGTCAAGCATGGAGTTCATCGCCATCAGAGAATCGGCGCACTCGTCCGCGCTAGGTGTCTCGCCAATCGAGTACACACCAATCAAGCGATGGGCGCGTTTGATGAGGTCTAGCGCTGTGGTCATTTACTCGGCCTTGTCTTTGGCGGGGCGTCCGCGCTTGGCGGGTGCGGGTTCTTCTGCGCGAGCGTGAATCTCGGCATACATCTCATAGCCATCAGCACGGGCTGCGGCTTCTTGTTCTTTGTCGTTGACGATCAAGTGATCTTCAACAGTGCCGCGATATAGCGACTTGGGATATTCAGCAAACATGCTTTCTCCAAAGAAAAAGGCCCCAAAGGGCCTTAGTTATTCAACGTGTTTCCACGCTCTGCGTTTTCGTATCCCACAAACCTGCTGCGGTGAGATTTCATACTTTGCAGCTAGTTCCAATCCAGACAAAGTGCTTGTGCGAATGTCTCTAACAGCATCTTCGTTTAGCTTGTCGCTACGTCCCTTCATAGGGCTTTCACGCTTGGGTCTAACAACATTCTCAACATCAAGGTGCGCCCATGACTTGCGCCGCTTTATGTCGTTTACGGTTCCTGCTGAAATTCCGTAATCAGCAGAAATTCTTGACGCTGGCCTAGGGTCTGCAAGGATTGCTCTAACCTGATCCTCTTTCAACTTAGCGCCCGGAATGCGCTCGCCGAATGGCATATTTGCGCGGCCTTTGTTCCATTTATCCGCTTGGTTTTCATGTGCAGTTCCAAGCCATAGATGCTCTGGATTGACGCATGAGGGATTGTCGCACTTGTGGCAGATATTCCCCCATTTTGGGATCACTTCATTGTTGTGAAATGCCCATGACCAACGATGCGCCCTCTTGTATGGCGTGCCGTTCACCAATCCAGAAAACAATCCGTATCCGTCGGCATCTTTTCCGCTTATCCATTCCCAGCATCCAGATTCAGCAACCTTGTATTGCATCTTGAATCTGACTTCAGGACTCTTTCCAATAAACATCCCGCTATGTCGCTGAGTGACTGCGGGAGAGCCATACGCCTTTGTTCTGCGCCAGTGCTTATTGCAAAGACCTAATGCCAATGTTGGCAAGTCGCACCCCTTGATGCAGCAAACCGTGTGATCCAAAAACTCATTCATATAAACCTCCGATGTGGCAGATGCGTTGCCACATCTTACCACATCAGGGTTTACATCGTATCGCCTACTTAGTTCGACAAAATACGTGCTGCTAGCTGGGCACGGATAGTCTTATATCCGTAAAGCACATCCAACCGGCATGGCAGCGTATCGTTAGAAATATTGTACTGACGCACGATACGCATAGAAATACCGTCAAACACTTCACGGGCTGCGAAGTCCACGCCGCCAGGCAAGATCAAGTCGGCAGTGGCGAAGGTGAAGGCATCTTTGTGGAAGGCCAAGGAAGGCTTGTAGATCGCAGAAGCGCCGCCCACTTTGGTCACTGCGCCGCCGTTGGTAGGCGATGCGGACACGTTCTGAGTAGCGCCAGAAGTAGCAATGGCAGGGGAGATTGCCAAAGTACCAGCGCCGCCAGCGTAGTCAGCAGTCACAACGAACTGTTGTGCAACACCAGTGTCCACCTTGGTTTCGGGGTGTACGCGGTTGCAACCTGCGAAGGTCACAATGTCGCCCTTCTTGAAGGTCGTGGAGCCAGTGGCAACGATCACGCCGGAACCGGTCTGGTTAGCACCGTTCACTGTGTAGGTAGTAGCAGACAAGGCGGTGCCGGTTGTCTGGTTAGCCAACAGAGTGTTTTCGTAGATGGTGCCGAAGCCAGCAGTGCGACCGACCAAGCCTTCGCGGTATTGCTTGCTGATCTCTGTGGAGTCTTGGAACAGACCCTTCAAACCGTCAACCAAGTCAAGGTTGTCTTGGGTGTTCAGCAACAGAGTGCGATCAGAGCCAGGGGCCAAGTTGTCAACCAGCAGCTTGCGAGCAGCCAGCGCCTTGTTGAAGGTGATTGCAGAACCCACGTTGTTCACTGCGTTGTAAACGTCAAGCGCCATGTTCAAAGCGTCAGCTTCGATGTTGGCAGCAAGCACGGACATTGCAGGTTCCAAGATGCGATCAGAGAAGTCATCCAAGGAGAGGGTCAACTCGTTCGATGTGAACGTAACGTCAACGCCCTTCTGGGTTGCGACTTGCAGAGTCGTGCTGGTTTCTGCTGTGTCCTGTGTGGACAAGTTGGCACCGGTACGCACTGTGTACTGGTTGGGCAGGCGAATCTTCAGGGAGTCACCAATCTTCGCGCCGGACTTGGCGAAAGAGTCGTCATCTTTTAATGTTCAGTAAGTTGCGCGACAAACTTACCCGCCTTTCGGCAGCTAACAGTTTCCTGCTAGAACAGACTATATCTTCTCAAATATGTTTCCAGATTCGACCACTGCGAATCATGGTTACAAGAGGCTGTCCAACGCCGTAGCGCTCTCCAATCTCTTTGTGCGTTCCAACTTCTAAGCGAATAGCGCGAACTTGGTCAGGTGTAAGTTTTGCACGGCCATTTTTTGCTCCGTGCGCCTGACGACTTTTCTCAACCATATCAGCCATATTTGCATCAAATGTCCCTAGGGATAGATGGGCTGGGTTGACGCACTTTCTGTTGTCACATGAGTGCATAACAAATGCCTCTTTAGGAAAAGGCCCATTTGCTAACTCATATGCAACACGATGTGCATACGCTGTCTTGCCGTTTAAATGAAATTGCCCGTAGCCATTTGGCATAAGGCAACCACTCCATTCATGACAACCAGAAGGCTGCTCTACAACCTTCTCTAAAAATCGCTCTTTCGTTGGACGTTTTGTGTACATATTTGGCCCCGCATTTCCCCTCGCTTGAGGGTACGCCTTACGGCTAGTCGTTGAACCTTCATCATACCACAATTAACTGGTAAGACGCTTGGCTGCTGATTGCCCAATCACCACTGTTTTCAAACCTTCACGCTTGCCGTTTCCAGCTACGTTGTGGTCAGTGATGCTTAAGGGGTTTCCAGCAATTAACGGGGTTTAATGTCAGCTAGACGGTATGTTTACTGACGGTTGATAGAACCCACGAAGTTCAACTTCTGGTGCAGGATTGCGAGGGCTTTGCGGGTAACCGCTGTGGGGGTAAGAATGCTGTTTGGCATGATGTTTCCTTAGGGCGTAAAAAAACCGCCTCGGTGGGCGGTCTGTGTCGTGTCCTAGCGTTTGCGTTGTCGGTCTCGTTCCTTGCGCATCCACGTTTCAATGTCATCGTCATCACTCGGCAAGGAGCTGGTCGTTGACTTGCCACGCGAACCCACGGGATTGATTGGTTCCGGTGCGTTGCTAGGTTTGGCTTTGGGTTTGCTTGCTATCTCCGCTTCAATGCGGGCCAGCTCGCGTGCGGCTTTGACGGGTGACATCTGCGCGATCTGCGCAGCCTTTGCAGGGTTCTTGCCGAGGTGATAGGCAACGTCTGGGCCTAGGTCGCTGTCTGCGATGAACTCGGCCATAGACTCGTTGATTGCCAACGTTGGGTTACCAACTACGGCTTGGAAATCCACATAACGTTCAGACGCTTTTTCGGCTTTCTCCATGAAGCTCTCGCTTCGCTGTTCTGCCTCTTTTGCGCGTTCACGCTCTGCGATTTTTTCAGCCGCTTTCTTCTCTGCAAGGTGGTCAATCTGAGCCTGCAAAAACTCGTCATCGTCTCTGAAGGCGTTACGCTCGGGCGGGACAAGTGCCTTAGCTTGCTGCTGTTCTGTCAGCTTGCGCTCAAGGTCTCGGCTTAACCGTCGCTGCTCCTTCAAGAGCCGCTTTTGAACCATTGCATCAACTTCAGCTTGTGTGAACGTCTTTGCGGGTTCTTCCTGCTTTTCTTCCACGACACCATCAGCAGCAGTCTCTAATGGGGTGTTTGGCTCGGCTGGATTTACTGCCTCCGATTCGGCAGGCGTGGGCAAGCCCACTTCTTCAAGTGCGTCGTTAGACATGAGTTATTGGCCTTTCGGCAATGCCCTGTTAGACCGAACAGGTACGGTTTTGGGCGTGTGCCCGAAAGAGGTTCCCAGTGCTGAGGGGATGGGTTAAACGAATCGCTGTGCGGTCAGCAGCGGCTTTACTTGCTCTGGCGTAACCACTTCAAGTCCGTACTGATTCCGCATCTGCCACAGATACTCCACCAGCATGTACCACTGAGTTAAGTCGCCACCCAATGACCAATCTGTAGAGAGTGCCGTTTCTTTGTGCGTAAACAGCGAAAGCACACCGCCCACAGCGCACACACGGTCAATACGGTTCTTGACTTGCTGATAGGCCGTGCCCAGGTTGTAGTTGGCTGCAAGGTGCTGAGTAAAGCCAGAGCGCACCATTCCGTCATCGCTATTGGGGATGCCGTAACCCACAGTATTGATGATGTCCTCCCCGTATGAGCGACGCCATACCACCCCACGGCCAGCAAGCGTTGCATCAAGCACCTTGTTTGACTGGTTGACAGGGTAAGCAAAGGTAGTGGGACGCGCAGCCCCCACAGCAATCATGTTTGCAGCAGCGGTATCAAAGTCAGCCCCAATGTCGCGCCCGTTGGATGTGTAGTTTGTGTGGGCGATACCCTGCGTTCCCCATGACCATCCGTAATCATTCACAAGGGACAGCGCACCGGCCTTGTCATTTGCAATGCTCACAGTGTCGCCATCAGTGAAAATGCCAGCAGCCCAGCCATGTGCGGCAAGGGAGCGCGCAACTGCGTTGGATACAGATGGAGCCACGCCATCAAAGCTGAACACCACCCGAGGCACATCCTTTGCCCCAACGAGCAACGAATCGAGTGTGATGGTGGAGCCGTTAAAGTTGTTTAGAACGATGTGGCAGTAATTAAAGTTGGCTCCCCACGCTTCGCCACCTGTTGCAGTCCAAGTAGCGCCGCTCTGGAATTCTTGCGTGCCATCTTCACCCGCCTTCGCCGTCAGGACTTGCCAGCCTGCGTTTTGGAAGTAAGCATTGCCGAACGTAAACGCCAAGCCCTTTGTGGCGTTGTTGTCTGACGAAAACTTAATGCTCAGGGTATTTGTGCCAGTCAACGCCGAATAGGGCACATACAGCATCAAGCGAATAATTGAACCCGATTGAATGGCAAAAGTAGCTGCGCCAAAAGACTTTTTCACGCCATCCGAAGAGGACGATCCGGTGTTTACTGCAAGCCCGTTGGTGCTGGCTTTCTTGTTTGTGGTGTCCGAGACTATGGAGCCACCGGAACCGCCAAAGATAAACGTCCAGTTTGCCGTATCTGAAAACGTGAAAAGCGATTGTCCGCGATAGCCAACGCGCTGCATTGATTGCGGATTCAGGGAGCCATCATTCAACCGAATCACTCCGGTGAGGGGATCACTAACCACAATTGCAGGCTCGCCCTTCAAGCTGCTGGAGTCGTATTGAAAGCCAACGCCAGCGGCAACCAATCGAGCAGCTATAGCATCAGGCACATCTTGCAACTGTCCGGTTGTCCACAGACGCAAAACACCCGTTAGCGGGAATTCGTTGTAATTTGCTGTTCCCCAATATTGAACCATCATGGTCACATTCCTTCAGGCGTAAAAAAACCGCTCTGAGGCGGTTCGGATTGTTCGTACTCTTGGAGGTCTTCTATGACCGGTTGTGCAGGTGGAGGCGTACTCAATGCCTGCTGTAGCGTCTGCATAACAAGGGCTTGCACATCCTCAGGAGACATCGCGGGAGCGACCACATTGATACGCTTTGTTTCTTCGCCGTATGCCTTGATTAGCTGCTCGTTGGTCTTGCTCTCAAGCTCTTTTTCCAACTGCTCGGCATGGTTCGATGCGTTTTCCAGTGCTTGTCCAAGCTGCTGAATTTGTTGCTGCATCTGGTCCATAGCCTGCTGAATCTGAGGCGGTACTTGTTCGCCCTTTTCTTCACCTTGAATCTCTTGCTGGATAGGCGGCAGAAGTGTGAGCTTTAGACGTTTTGCCATGTCATCAGCACCAGGCCAATCCATGTTCTTGACCAGCAAATCCCCGATCACTTGCCACAACTGAGGGTTGGCTTGTGTCATCGCGGTCATTGCGTCTACAGCTTCCATGCGGCGAGTCGTGAAAGACGGGCCAGAAGTCGTATAAACGTCATAGCAGCCGATATTCGGGTTAAAGATGCGCTGAATGTCGCCCTTGTCGTCTTCAACCTCTGTCAATGGTTCAGGGTTGTTTGGGTCAAGCGTGACGTTGGCTGGGCTTCCATCCTCACCCAAGATGCGTGCAACTCGCTGTGTGTCATAGATGCGGGGAATCATGTCAAGGATGATTCGACCTACATGACGGATGGCACGGCCAAGGTTGTCAACGTAGTGATAAGTTGCGTTGTCGCCTTCACGTTGACGCGCCATGATTGCGCGGCCTGAAGTCTCGTTACTCTTTTGACCTAGCGATGCATCGTATTGGCCTGTTTCGCTCTTGATGTCATCAGAGGCAGACATTGCAATCTGGCTGAGTCCTTGCTCAACCGGTGCAGGCATCTGACGTTGTGGCGCGGGGATGGGGTTGCCTTCTGCGTCAACGTGGTTGTAGGGCAAATAAGCAGCGTTGCCAGAGTTGGCGTTCTGCCAGTTCTTGTCATAGCCTTCAACAGCTTCAGCAGGCGTAATCCAAGGTGCTTTAGGAGCCTGCATAACACGCTCAACAATGGCAGATTGCGCCACGTTGTACATGCGCTGCGAGTCTTTAGCGTTGCGCACCAAGCCGCTAACGTAGGTCTTGCCATCAACCACCCACTCATTGCCCAACACACGGGCGACGGGAATCATGGAGCATGGGAACTCGCGTTCGTCCAGCACTTCAGCGCCGGAGAGCTTGTACCATTTGACAATCCGCTTCTTAGCTTTGCGCTTCTTGATTGGCAGCTCACCCTCAAGCACTGTCTGGGGCAGCGGGTCTCCCTCAAACGCAGTGGAGCCATCGGCCCACATGAGCAAGGTAGCGTCTTTGTCTTCAGTCTCGAAATACTCAGCAACCCGCACATATTTCTGCGCACGGTCATACCAATCACCACTGCCGATGTTGTTCCAGTCAACAGGTTCAGCGTCTGGGTATTGAGCCTTGAAGTCGGCTTCTGTCAGGTAGTCTTCAATGCCAAAGAAGCGACGGTCAGCGCCTGCGGGGTCTTCTGCGTCTGGGTCATCAAAGCACTTGAATGTGTCCCGAACAGCGCGAATGAAGATGTCCTGATCGAACGAATCCTCTTTCACATAGTCGGCCATCACTCGGATGTAGCCAGTGCCGTGCGTGACTTGGTTGTCAGACGCAAAGTCATACGCCACATCAGCATCAGAGTTCGCCTCGATGTGACGCGCCAATCCATTCAGAATTTCTGCAACTTCAACGTCTGCGTCATTGTCAGCAGGACGGAACTTGATAGACGGGCGGTTCTGCCGGATGTCGTTCGTGACCTGACGGATGTGTTGGGGCAGCTTGTTGATGGTCAACCGAGGGCGCTTTTCCAACTGACGCTGTTTAACTGCCGTGTCTTCCCATTGCCAAGGGTCGTCAGGTGACGCAGCAGCGAACTTGATGTCCTGCTTGGCTTTGTCGCGGTTGTGCGAGCTTCGCTCAAGCGAATACTCAAACCGCTTTTTAGCCCGTTCTAGAACATCATCTTTGGTCATGTCATCCATCCACCTTCTGAATAGTCAGGCGTTGTTTTGAGGGGTACGCGCTCACGTTTGAGGCCAGCGCGTCTAGCTCCCTCGCACGCATAGCGAAGGGCATCAATCAAGTGGTTGTCTTTGTCAGCCAGCACCGGCATAACTTCGTTTGTCAGCGGGTCGGTCTCGTAGCTGTACAAGGTCAGCTCATCAATCAAGTGCTTGCAGCGTGGATGCACCACGATGTCAAACGACTTCAGGAACTCAACGCCTTCCTCTAGAGACTTAGCGCCCTTGATGGCTGCGCGTATCTTTGGGAAGCCGTTGCGCTGCATGTGGCTGATCGTTTCGGGCCGCGCTGAGTCGGCAACAATCGGCCATTTCTCAGCCTCTGGAATCGCCATGAACAGTTCAGGCAGGTTGACAATCTCGCAACCCACTTGCCACGCTTCGTAGTCCACATACAAGCGGTTGCCTTCAATGGAGCAGCGCACCAGAGTTGAAGGGTCAACAGAGAAGCCCCAATCAGCACCAAGCCGGAAGATAGTGCCAGGGGGATGCTCAAACTCTTCAACCGTCCAATTCTTGAAGACTCGCGCTTCACTGCTTGTCTGGTACTGACCTTCCCAGATGTGCAAGTACTTGTCCATGTCCCTGCGCTTGTCGTACTCCATTTCAGTACGCAACACATCAGGAAACCAAGGGTTGTCTTGCCAGTTCACATGCAGCAAGATGGTGCTTGGTGGCAGTTCTTCTGCCTTGAACATCACATCAATCGGGTCTTTGTCAAACCTCGGGTTGTATGTGAACCAAATCTCAGAGCCATTGCCGCGAATCGTAGGAATCAGGTCATCCAGCGATGATTGGCTGATCGTCTGCGCTTCCTCAATCCAGCAGCGTGTAATCCCTTCCATCGATTTGATGGATGCCGAGTTACCACGCAAGCCAGCAAAGATAAACAGACTGCCGTTCTTGCCGCGAATCTCGTTCTCTACTGACTCGTAGAAGTCACCAAGGCCAAGGCGCTCAATCTCATCGTCTAGCAGGCGCTTCACAGAGTCTTTAATTGACTTCTGAATCTCACGCCCACAAAGCACACGATGCTGGGCTGATGCGGCTTGCAGCAATAGCGCTGTGGCTGCCGTGCGGCTCTTACCGCTTCCGCGACCTCCGCGCATTACCTTGTATCGTGAAGGCGTCCACAGCTTCTTAGCCCACTCAGGAAGGCTTGCCATCTGGTGCCACGAATGTGACTGTGAGGCTTGCGTTCAGCGGGTTCTCTGAGTCGCCTGAGATAGTCACAGCACTCAAATCAGGCAAAGTCTTCCGCAACAGAATCTCAATCGCCCTTATGCGGTCTTTGGATATTTCCTTGTCCGCGCTAAGTGCATGATCTTGCAAGACATTCAGTAACTGACTTGTCTTGATCTTGGTGCGGATTTCCTCTGTGTGAAGTTTGTTTAGTCGTGCTGCCATATTGCCCTCTCAGGCTCCCTGAATAACGTCAGGTCGTTGATGTGTTTGTTTATTCTTCAGTCCACGTCACGAAGATGTCTAGCGCATTACCCGCAGCAGTTGAGCCGCCGTAGTTCAGTGCGATTACTTCGTTTTCGTTTACCAGCGTGGGGAACTTGGTTCCTGCTGTGGTGAAGTCGAATGGGGTCGGAGAAGCTGGGGAGCCTGCCGATGCTGTTAGCAGTGTTCCGCGCTTTGCTTGAATCGTGCCGACTAGCGTTCCAAGTGTGCCGGGGTTGGCTGTGTAAGCGCGTACCGTTGCGGAGGCTGTCAAGCCTGCGATTGCTTCATGTGCAACCACGTTGGGGGTTGTTGATGTGCCGCCTGTGTTTGCTGTGCTTCGTTTCACCACACTGAAAGGAATGGCTTGCGATGCTGTAGCGATACCAGACACTTCAAGACGCAGAACCTTGATCTTGCGATCTTTTGCGCCTGTGATGGTGAAGATGTCCGTACCGGCTGCGGCAGCTACTAGGCCAACAACACCAGCGGAAAAGGTAGATCGTGCAGCGTCAACTACTGCACCTTCATTTGCGCTCATGTTGTGCGCCTTTCTGGAATAAAAAAGCCGCCGAGAGTTACCAAGGCGGCGAAGGGTCTTTCAACCAAGGAGCAATCAGAATGTCCAGCACCCCACAGACTGCCGTGGAGCTTGGCGGGTCTGCGGGGTTTTCTTGCTGGAGCTATGCATATTTGCCGATATGCAAGCGGCCTACTCTTTTGCACGGTTCGGCAGGGAGTGAATGCCGATGTGCTGGCCCGAAGGTCTAGCGGGTAGGTTTTGGGGAAGTTGCTCGGCGTCTACTCCCTTTGTGCACTAGGAAGTGATTGGTAACGGAGTGAGCCGAGCGAAAACGAAAAAAGCCAGCGGGTTAGGCTGGCTTCTTATGGGGCATCGTGGAAATCCGACTATGCACCAGTTCCCGGGAAGGATTCTGCTGATGTAGGGGCGAGCTTATCCACCACTCGCCACCTCTACTCTTATTCGGGCCGATACAGCCCTTTTATCAGGTGACTGCATTATCACAGTTTTCCGCCATGTGTGCAATATTTATGCGTCATTTGGCTGAATGTTGCGTTTTATCTACGAAACATCCACCACATCAGCGCAAAAAATGCAACGTACTCACACGCCAGAAATAACGCGGACGGGTAATCCATCACAGCTCCAGCGAGATAGAACGCATAGCTGCTTGGCCTGCGCGTGCCTGGTGCTTGGCGATCTCATCCCGTAGCCATAGCGCAATCTCCCGCACTTCATGTTGAAACTCGCGTTCAAACGGGCGGCGACCTGTTCCCTCACATGTTGGGCAATCGTGTTCCGACAGATGCGGAGTGCCTGCAATCAGCTCCTTACCCGTTCCCCCGCAGTCGCCACATGTGCCGAAGCGATACCAAGCAAGTGTCTTCTCTGCGATGCTCCGTGCCTGCACCTCAGTAATCCGCGCCCGTACCCTGAAAGACCGTTCCCGCGCCATCGTTGCGAGCAGGTCAATCACTTGCTGAGGCTTGCTGTCCACGAATAAGCGCTGAAGTGCTGCGCCTAGTGGGTGATGCTGTGCTGCCCATCCCATAGCGGTCAACACGTCTGAATCGCTGCGGTCTGTGAGTTCCTCGCTTTTGAGGTTGGAGGAATTAACGGCTGATGAATAACGGTCTATGAACATGTCTTGCCCCTGCCTAAGTAGTGATTGATGCGGTTGTATGGGCGGGAGGGATGGATTACTTCTTGGTAAACAGTGCGTCTAACACCGTCCAAGTCAGCGCGAAGACTGCGACTACTGGAAACAGAGGCACACCAACAATTAGCTTTCCGGCCATGTTCATGTGAGAGCCTTTGCCGTAGATGTAGAACCAAAAATATTTGATGCTTTCCATATCCCCTCCCTAAGCTGCCAGGTTAAAAATTGAGTTAGCCCCTGCAAACACGCTGCGCTTACGTGTCTGCTTTGCTTCTACGGGTCGGCGCACGTATGGCCGTGGCTTGTCTCCATAGATGCGCTCTTTCCAGCCATCCACTAAGCGGAATGTGTGTGGATAAGTCGTGTTGTCTCTGGTCATGAAGCCAAGAACAACAGCACGGTCTAGGTACTTGCGGCAGTTGGATTGATGCTGGTCAGGCCATTCCCGATATAGGTCGGTGCTGGTGATCTTTCCGCGCTCCTCGCACATTTCCATTGCGCTCAACATACGACTACCTACTCTCACTGCGTTCCCCTTGTTCATGATTTCCTGAATGTCTTTTTTCATCAGATTGATGGTTTGTCGCGCCACCTTCTCTGCGTCTTTGCGGCCTTGACTGAGCAAGCGCCCTCTATCGCCATGCTTATGGGATTCACCAAGGCGTACACCTTGCGGCGGCATTGCTTACGCATCCTTGCCACCCATTGCTGCCAATCGTTGTGCAGCCTTTTGCAGCTTGGCGTTAAACCAGCGGCGGATTACGTAAGAGCGAGCCACGCTAACGATGGTGTACAGAAACCCGATATAGAAGTTTTGGCTAACGGTGATGTGAAAGCCTACCATCGGGAGAATCACCAAGTTGGCGAAAAAGTTAATCCAAAACCCAATCAAGACATTGATGCAGGCTTCAATAAATGAGCCGAGACGTGTTTGATTCATAGCCACTCCTTTGGACGGTCATCGCCTTCTGTAAAAGTCTTGCTGTACAGCGTCAACATGCGCAGGTTGCACATGGCATGTGCTAAGTGCGGTTGCCCAGACTCGGGGTCTACGTCTTCGCCACGCTGAAAGGCGGCAAGGTGACGCAGTGCGCAAGCAAGGGGGACACTCCAAGGCATACCCTTTGCCCAATTCCATGCGGCGTATTTCTGTTTGCCGTACATCCAGACTCGCGCCTCGTCTTCCAAGGTAGATAGCGGAATCAGGCTGAAATCAGGCTTACCGGCGTTAAACCGTGCGCCCGAGCCTTTCTCTTGGCTGTTCACATCACCCACCTGTTCAAGCGGGTGAAATGTCAATGCTTCGTGTGTGTCGTTCATTGCTGTAGCTCCTTCCTTACATCGTCCAATAAATCTTGTTGTGTGAATCCGTAGTACTTGGCGAAGCCGCGAGTCCCCATCCCATGCACCCCGCTGTCTCCGGTGTGGTGTTCAGGGCAGAGCGGTATCAGCGTGGTGTAGTCACCTTTGCCCCATCCACCTGTGCGGAGGTGATGCAGTTGCACAGGGCCAGGTTCGTGCGCTCCGTAGAGTCTTTTGCACACCATGCAGCCCATTTCCGCTAGGCGCTGCTTGTGTTCTTTTTCTTGCTTGGTCATTCCTCACCCTCCCAAGCTGGCAACTTGACGCCACGTTGCGCAGCCGTTGCATATAGAAACTCAATCCACTCTGAAAACTCAGCCTTGGTGAACTTACTGGTGCGCTGTCCAAGCATCACAACGCCACCATTCAGGCCCATTGCTAGGCGCACGGTCTCTCCACGGAAAGCAGCGGTTAGAACGTCCTTCCAATCGTCGGCGTCCATAGTCACCATCTGCCCACTGACGGGCCATTGAAGCTGTTTGCTGAACTGCTCCAACAAAGGCCACATGAGGCGGTTCTGGGCTTGGCTGCGTGTCTCTGGCTTAACAGTCAGAATCCAGCGCTTACCGGCTTGCAGGCCAGCGGCTAGGAATGGGAATAGCTGCAACTTGATTGCGTCCCATGCCTGCTGCCGGTTGGCTAGGTTGATCGTTAGAGCGGTCATGCTCTCAAAACCCGCAATGCACCCAATGCGCCCTGCACATCAGTGACCATGACGTAAGGACGCCCCTCCATGTCGCCTAGCTGCTTGGGGTTCAGTCCCTTGCGGCCATAGCTCGTAGCGGGGTTTTTGACCTCTACATACATAGGCGACTTGGCTTTAGTGCTGTCAGCCCACACCAGCAGGTCTACAGGTTCATGGATGACCTCTACAACCGCGCCGGCTTCGCGCAGTGCCTGCACTATTTCGGTCTGGTTGTTGTCAGTTCGGCGGGCGTATCTCATTCAGCCTTCTCCATTCCTGCCGAGCCAGTTCCGTCAGCCCTTCCCATTCCGGCTCCAGCTCCATGAGTCGAGCCTTGACGTACTCGCCCCATCCCTGCTGTGTTGCTAGATGTGCGTACCATTTGGCTAAGTCGTGTAGGTGCCATTCCGTGCCCCTAAACATCCAAGTCGCCGGTCAAAACCAGTGCTTGTGTGATCTGTGCAAAGGTTGGCGTTTTGTCTCCAGCACGAACGCGAATCAGGATTGAGACTGCTTCGGAGTAGCTCATGCAGCCTCCCGATGGTCAGGAATAGCCAGCTTGTTCAAGACATTGCTGAATGTGATCTGAGGGCCACCGTTGCCACCCAATGCCAGGACACGCTTGGCTTGCTCAGGGTTACCGACCAGTACAGGCTTAGGCGGTGGAAGGCCACGCTTGGCATAAAGCGCATCAGATGAACGATCACCGGAAAGCTGGCGGGGATACTCAAAATCCCCGCGCCCTGTATAGGCTTTGTAGGCATTGCAGAAACGGTGCTGCAAGTAGCTCAGTTCGTTCAGGTCGGTGCGGCACATCTTTGTCCAGCCGCCACAATCCACAATCGCTGCATGAATCGCTGGCTCGTCAAAACATACGTCCTGATACGCACCTACGGAACCCATAGCTCCCTGCACCGTGCCCCATGCCAGCGCTGCCTTGTCGGTAGTGGTGCCGACCAGTGTGCGAGCAATGTCCGCAACCTTCGGAGCAAATTGGCCGCGCTCTGCGTCTTTCACATGAGCGTTGATGGCCTTAGCCACTTCCTCAAAACTCACGTTCTGGCAGGCATCCCACCAGACGTTAATCAGGAACGGGCTTGTGTCTTGGCGGTAGTACGCCATCACGTCAGCCAGCAGGCCGACAAACTTTGGTTTTTCAGACTGATGCATCATTGATCTCCTGTTGGCGCAGCCATTCCTCAGCAACTGCGCGGTTGCGTTGCTCAAGGGCTTGTTGCTTGTTCAGGGGTTGCTTGGCAGGCTTGCCAGCTGCTTGTTGGTCAGGCAAAAACAGACCCTGCCAACCACCAACGGCTGCGTTTTTCAGAGCGGTCTTGTAGTCAAGGCCTGCGTTTTTCCACTCGGAGAGCGTCTCTACGGCCAAGGCTTTTTGTTCGTCAGTGGCTTTATTGCGTTTAGCGCAGCTATGCCATGTGTCCCAATGAGCTTGGTCAATCCAATCAGGGATGACGAAGGCGCTAGCCTTTGTCTTTGTATTCTTCTTATCTGTATCTTTATCTGTATCTTTATCTGGGGTTTGTTTTCGTTCGGGTGCGTTCGGTGTGCGTTCAGTCTTGGCTTTTTGAGCTTCACGCCATGCTTTTGCACGTTCTGCGCTACCGTCTTCACGTGCAACCTGCCTAGATTCCCACCCTTTGAGCTTGTCACCGTCCAAAACTCGGGACTGCATTGCATCAATGATTGCAGTGACTTGTTCGGTCTCTAGGTCTAGTGCGCTCGCAACATCTTCACAATTGAAAGAATGCGTTCTGCCGCGTTCGGTTGCGTTCGATGCACATACAAGCAGGTGAGTGAACACTGCAATGACGTCACCGATACGCTGGCCGCTAACCTTGGAAATGGTGCGCCACTTGGGGTCTGTTGGCATGTCATGCCAGAGCCTGAGCCACTGGTTTGCCATTTAGATAGCTGCCTTGCTGATGCGTTGTGACTTGGTGCTGTCAGTGCTGCGAGCAACGTCGCTGTACTGATTCACGCGAGTTGCGTCCAAGAGGTGCTGGCGCTCAGACTTGATTCGGCCAAACTGGTCGATTACCTTGGAGGGGCCTTGCCAATGGAAGGCCGAGAGGTTGTTCTTTGTCTGTGTCATGGTTAAGCAGCCTTCTGTTGCAGGAGGGTTTCGAGAATCGTGAAATGGGCTTGAGCTGCCATCCACTGAGTAATCAGGCGGTTACCGCAAGCCACTTCAAACGCTTGGATGTGTTCAGCAGGCAGGCTGCGGCGTGTGGGTTCTTCGCTCAGGTAGTCGGTGACGTGAGAGGCGTAGCAGCCTGTTTCCTCTGCCAACTGAGCGCGGGTCATGCGGGTGCGTGGCTTGAGGTTCCAGCACATGCGGACTGCATCGCGGTAGGTCTTGCAAGCAGCAACCACATCAGCAGGCACTAGGCGGGGGCCTTCGTACACTGTGAGCATCGGGAGAGTTAGCTGGCTCATTTCGTTACCTTTAGAAAAATACAATCGACTAACCGCATGACTTACCAGTTGAGGCTGGCGAAAAATGAAGGCACTCAAACCAATGAATGCCTTGCATGTCAGACCTCGGAGACTTGTTTCTTTTGCTTCTTGACCAACTCAGGCCAGATGGCTTTCCAGTTGGAAATCAAAGCTGTGCGGCTCACGGCCTTCTTGCTTTCGCGTTCGATAGCGACTGCAAGCTCAGGGGAGCAAGTGCGGTATCCATAAGCGACGTTTTGCAAATGGCCCCTGCTGGTTTCACAGGAATCCGCGAAGTCCTCCCGCTGTTCAGGCGTGAGGCTCATGAAGTAGGTTTTGAAGGACATGGACAAATTACATCAAATAGTGTAGTCCTTGTCAACACTATTTGATGTATTTGTGCGAGTAAAACCGCGCCATGGCTAAAACTCAAGACCCGAACACGGAAGCGCGCCGAGAGGCGTTCCGCAAATACTGCGAGTCAAAGGGATGGAAGAATCCCGATGGAACGTGGGCGGTGGTTGATATTGGTAAGCACTTCGATAGGAAGTCCAACCAGATCAACAACATTTTGTATGGGCATGGCTCATTCGGCCCCACAGTTGCCAATGCTCTGGCTAACTACGCTGGCCTAGGAGATGGCTATTTCGAGCCAGGTGGAGTCTCTGGCAATCTTTCGCAGGTAGCCTATGACCTAGCCAAGACTTTTGACCAGTTTGGCTTTGATGAAGATGACGGAACGGAGAGCGCGGCCTATAACGCAGCCGTTGCAGCTCTGGTCAAATTCCTGCCAAAGCGCGCTGCCAACTAGCCATGTAGGCATTAGTGGGGAACACGATGTATCGCCTTTTTTCCCGCTCAAGCTCGGCCACACGCGCCGCGAGTTCATCCGGCTTCATCGCTTCTTCTGAGAGCGCTACTGTCGCGCTCTTGTCCATTTTGTACACGCTAAATTGCATCTTGCCTCCTTAATACTGTACGTTTATACAGTGTTTCGCAGGGCTTGTGCTGTCTTTTTGGTTCCATTTTAAAATCACAAAAATCAGTAAATGGTCTTATCAATTTCAATGAATGCTGGATGCAAACACAGTACAAGTGTTACAGGATGTACGAATGAAGGTAATCCCCCATTCGGGGGAATTTGACCAAATAGACAACTAGTGCCGCAAAGGCCGCATTTAAACCAAGGAAGTGACTTATGAAGCGTTTTATATTGCCTGCCTGCGTAATTGCTTTGGCTGGGTGTGCCAGTAGACAGCCGCCAGCAAAAATCGGCGGTGACACCTATTTCGCCACCAAGACAAACACAGGAGGCATGTTCGGTAGTGTGGATGCCGTCATGCTTGAGCTTATTCAAGAGGGCAACGCCTTTTGCGCAAATATTGGCAAAGAATTTCAATTGGTCACACAAGAGGCCAAGACTCCAATACCCGGCACTCGCTTGGGTAGTGCAAACCTCACCTTTAAATGCGTTGCCAAATCTGCCAATCCTGATATGCGGAAAGACAACGGCGTGACAACTATAGAAGTTAGATAGTCAAGCCTTAGAAGATCGCAAACCGCCCGCCGAGGCGGTTTTTTACGTCTGCAGTGCCTGGTAGAACTCTTTTACAGAGACCCCAGCCTGCCGAGCCATGCTTGACACGATGAAATCGTCAAACGGCTCATTGTGTGCGCTGAGAGTGACTTTTCGAAATGGGTTTTCAGCAACCCAGTGCTCATGGCCTGTGCCTTTTATGGGCCTTGGCGTAAATCCTAGGTTGCGCAGTATCTTGCGAACCTCTGCGGCCTTGAGAGGCCGCTTCCACCGACTCATGCAATGGCAGGAGTCAGCGGCATAGCCGCATCAAAGCAGAGCACTCTTTTGGCGCTATGAATGAGCTTCGCGTAGTAATACATGGCGAAGTAACGCAATGGAGCTTTGCGACTTAACAACGACCGTGCATGCTCGTTGTCCACGCCGATAGCGTCTGAAACATAGCTAGCAATCTGACCGCGCAAAAGCTTGCGTGCTTGAGGCCATGTGTCGGCCTGCACAGTCAGGTCAAGATCAATGCACATGGCAACCCAGTACCCACGGCGCTCCAATGCAATGCAGCGCAGGACGAGATCGGATGCGTGAATGTGCTTCTTTGTTGGCATAGCCCTAGATTGTCCTCTGTTGCTCATATTTGAGCAACCGCCGCTTTGCAAATTCCTCCGTCAGTGTGGGTTTGCAACCAACACCCGCCGCATGAACACACCACCGAGGCGGTTTTTTTACGTCCATTTGGCTCCTAGGGTTACTCCCTAGAAAAAAATTTATGCAAATTTACATCAAATAGTGTTGACATCGCTAACACCGTTTGATGTAATACACCCATGCCGCAAACAAAGCGGAGCAGCAAAGGGAATGCCCCACAGCGAGCAGCTACCACGGCTGGAAACATGGAACAGGCAACGAATGGAAGTTGCAGAGCGCCCTGGCGATGGCGACGGATTTGAGAGCGCATTTGCAGAAAGTGCGCTGCCACATCAACCAAGGAGCAACGAATGAAACCGAATTGTTATGAGTGCAAACACCGCCGAGACCTTGCAGGCGATGCACACAGTCAATGCAAGCACCCTGCGTTTGAAAACGGAATGAACCCCGTTTTGGCGCTGATAGCAACGCTGCACGCAAGCCAAAGGGTAGGCCCTATTGCAGCAACACAAGGAGAGATCACTATGAAAGGAAACCCGCACGGCATCAAGAGTGGATGGTTCATGCATCCGCTGAACTATGACCCCGTATGGCTTGAGGAATGCAATGGTTTTGAAGCGAAGCAAAGTAGCGCAGTTAGTGATGCAGTTAGTAAAGCGGCATAAGGGTTAATGAGGGATAGCCACCTTCCCGACCCAGCATAAGTCTTTCGGTTAGTCATCCTGTTAGTTGTCAAACGCAAGCAAATAAACCTTCATTCAACAAACCCCTCCCCTTCTAACGAGGGGGAAATCACAAGGCTCCACATCGGGGCCTTTTGTTTTTCAAGGAGCAACTAATGAAGCAGCAAATCAAACACCGTTTTACCGATGAGGTTCTTTTTGAATGCGAAGTTCCAGAGCAATCGAGCGGCATGGCAATGCGCTACGTGCTGGAGCAAGCTGTTAAAGCGCGTGCCAACCTTGCGGATGCCTACCTTGCGGGTGCCAACCTTGCGGATGCCTACCTTGCGGATGCCTACCTTGCGGATGCCTACCTTGCGGATGCCTACCTTGCGGGTGCCAACCTTGCGGATGCCTACCTTGCGGGTGCCTACCTTGCGGGTGCCAACCTTGCGGGTGCCAACCTTGCGCGTGCCAACCTTGCGGGTGCCAACCTTGCGGATGCCAACCTTGCGGGTGCCAACCTTGCGCGTGCCAACCTTGCGGGTGCCTACCTTGCGGGTGCCAACCTTGCGGGTGCCAACCTTGCGCGTGCCAACCTTGCGGGTGCCAACCTTGCGGATGCCAACCTTGCGGGTGCCAACCTTGCGCGTGCCAACCTTGCGGGTGCCAACCTTGCGGATGCCTACCTTGCGGATGCCAAAGGCGCAGAAATCGCCATTGCAAAAACGCGCATTCTTCCTGATGGCGACCTGATCGGCTGGAAGAAATGCAAGAACAGCGTGATTGTCAAATTACGCATTCCAGAGACGGCAAAGCGCTCGCACGCATTTGGACGAAAGTGCCGTGCTGAATATGCGGATGTGCTGGAAGTGATTGGCGCAGAGGTCGCTATTTCTTCGCACGATGGCAAGACGGAATACCGAGCAGGCCAGCGCGTCACCCCTGATTCATTCGATGAAAACTGGCAAGAGGAATGCGCCAGCGGCATCCATTTCTTCATCACTCGCCTAGAGGCTCAGGAGTATTGACATGCACTTAGACGCAATCGAACACGCAGCAGAGATTGGCGACATGCAAGACAGCTTGCTGGCTCGGCAGATCAAGGCAGAGCAACACGCAGCCGCTGAGATACGCGAACTGCTGACAGTGACGGTGCGCAAGGTTCACCCCAAGCGCCTGAGCCTTCCCCTTCCGCTTGAACGCAGTAGCGGGGTAGTGATTGCCTCTCTAGAAATGGATGAAGCAATCAAGGACGCCATGACCTACGGCAAGCCACTAGAGGCGCTTTTGGCGGTGTTTGCGAATAGCGAATGTCCACTTGTTGCTGCACTGCGTGAAGCGGTAGCGGCTGATTACATAGACCGCAATGCGGCAGAAATTGGGAATGCAGTTGTATGACTAAGCAACCAACTTGGGAGAAAGACCCAACCACCAGAGAGCATCAGCTCACGTTTGATAGCGGCTTCTATTGCGTCTATCAGACAGCAGCGGGTGACTGGTGCGGAGGCTGGCAACTCCACGACGAGCCATCAATCACCGATGAAACCCATGAGTATTTCGACACATGGCAAGCAGCCCGCAAGTATTGCGAATCGCTGAAGTGCCACACAGGAGAGCAGCAATGAACCAATACAAAAAGAACTTTGACGAGTTCGGCAACCTGCGCGAAGACCACAGCCCTTGGCGCGTGCGTGATCTGGTCGGCACTGTGGCTGCTTTTGGCTGTGTGTTCTTGCTGATGTCTGGCTATCTGCCGGTGCTGCTTGGGGGATGGTCATGAACTGCAAGCAAGGTGATTTAGCAATAAAAGTCC